CACCATTACCACCACTAAGGTTAGTAGAAGCTCTGGAAGCGTTAGCGATTTGCTTCGCTACGTTTTGGTCATATGTACGAGCGAGTGCCTTACCTAGCTCATCAGCATAGGTAGCTCTAACGTCATAATGATTCTTCAAGATTGTTACCCTAAAGGCTCTTTATCCTTTAGTTCTGCATCTTTGCCATTGATGCAGTTCAGACTATATCTTCAACCCTGTGGGTTGCAAGGCACTCGTGTCTCCGTTACTTAGTTTCCTATCGGGAGTTAGTCGTTGAACCTTCTAACTTGTAGGTTAGCTTGGCTGCTGATTGTCCTTTTTATTGGAGGATTTCCAGCAATTCACCTTGTTATCTTATTGCTGTTACCAGCAAAAGGCTCTAATCATTTTAGAAAAAAGCTCATCTATGTTCGCTATAAAACTTTGGGCGATTAATAGATCATCAATGTTGATAATCTTTTCGTTTGCCTTGATTTGGTTTGCTCCTACAA